TTTGTGATATTATAGTTATATATAAATGCCATTCATTATGACAGAATCTCATGGAAAGCTAAAAAGAATCAGTGTCAGTGTTGATGAAAAAGACTATGCAAAATTAAAAAACCTATCAAAAGCTGGACTTTCAATAGGATTTTTAATCAGAGAATCTATATCAGATTTTTTAAAAAAAGTTGAAAAATAATTAACTTAAATTATTTATTTCATTGTATTTCGCCCTTTAATAAATCCATCATCTCCTGATGTTCTGCTTCGCTGTAGGCTCTTCTATCGCTAGGTACAAAGTCTTGCCAATCAGTACCTTCATATCTAAAAGATAAAATATTATCTTCTATAAAATAATCAAAAGTAGAACCGTCTAATTTTGAAATGAATTTCTTAATCATAATTAATTACCAGTTGAATGGGATGTTATGACTTCTGCCATGAGATTCCCTTTTACTTTCCAAAGCTTTTCTATCTCTTTCTTCTGGTGTGATTATATATTCAGCATCACTATATGGACTATCTCCATCAGGTGTAGGATCATAATAAATAATCTCATCTAATGCTTCAATAATTTCATAAAGATCATCTTCAAAACTAAAAACTTCAAAGTCTCTATCAGGTGGACTTTTTTCTAATTCACTCTTGATATATTTATCAAGTTCATTTCTTATCTGTTCAAGTTTAGTCATTACTTTTCTCCATGTAAGGTGTTTTAAAAGTGTCATAAATATCTGAATTTTCCTCCCACCAGTCATCTATTAAATCTTTTGAATAT